GTGACGCTGCCGCCACCTGTGGATGAAAGTTTTACGGGCATCTTAAACCACCGTCCATGTTGAGCCAGAAGGCACGGTCACCGTCGCGCTGCTGCCAATCGTGATTGAGCCAAAAGTCCCGGCATTTTGACCGCTAGGGATGGAGTAACTTGTGTTTACTGTCTGATCATTTAGAAAAAATATCTGATCCACACCGCCGCCCGTAGCGCCGCCCCCGATAGAACCCCATGCGGTGCCATCGTAGCCCTCAAAGCTCGTCGTGGTGTTATTAAACCGCAAATAGCCGGTGGCCCCTGTAGGGCGCTGGCCTGTGGTCCCTACAGGCACAAGCATAGCATCAGTAGCAGCAATGGAGAACTTGACGCCTAACGTAGCAGTGCCGATACCAACCCGATCCGTAGAAGCATCCACGAAAAACAGATTGGCATCGTTGTCACCCTCGATGCGAGTATCCTTATCAGCACCGGCGTCATTAATAACTACTGCGCCATTAAGGGCGCTGTCACCCGTAACCTGCAAAGCCCCGGTTAACCCGAACGTGCCGGTAGCAGAGGCGTTATTAACCTCCAGCTTATCGCTGTTTAGGTTCGTAAAGTTGGTATCTACCTCATTATTAGTGAGGGGAGACCCTTTACCTGCGCGAGTAACAATAGTGGTCATTGAAACCTCGTTATGCCGAGAAGGTCACGGTCCAAGTAATCTGAAGGGTATCGGAGGCACCCTTATTAACCACGGAGAAAACGGTGCGACAGAGCATAACGCCAGAGCTAATAGCGTTGAAGATACCCGCCTCAACCACAGCCCCCGTAGCTTCACCCGGGTTAAACGTGGTGATATAGATGATACTCTCGTTATTTGATCCGGTCCGCGTGGCACTATCAAAAACCTTACGGGAACCAAGTGGAGTTTGCAGGGCGGTATCCCCTGCGGCAGCAGCCGTATTACCGGAGCCGAGACCCATGTGACTCATAACGCCCTGCGATGTACCAACCATGCGGGCAGTGATATGCCCAAGACCGGTGTTCACCACTAGGTTCTTGGTCTCACGGGTCTCTTTGACTTTACCGTCAGCACCCTTGAGGACGATAGTGAGGCGCCCCGTCAAGCCTAGCTTTTCAACCGTTCCCATTGCGTAGCTCCTCAAGTAAAGGTACGGGATGCACCCACATAATCTTCAGCAAAGTAGTCAAACGCGCAATAATCCTGCATTCGCAGACTGCCGCTATCTGAAGCTACCGGCTGCTCTATAATAGCAAGACTGGCTGACAAAGCAACAACATCTGTCAGAATAGATGCTTCAGACAGACCGCTAGCGAACGACCTTGCTGCATTATCAGCTAAAGTTGCCAGCTCGCTAACGGTTTTAGTATAACCCCTGGTGGCCGCATCTGACAAGGTAAGAACCTCGGAAGGCGTCTTACCGACCAAAAGTGCCGGGCTTTCCGAAATAGTGCTACTGTCCGTAAAGGTCTTAAACTTTGTCAGCACGATGTTATCAACAAATGCGACTGCCTCAGCTAAAACCTTAGTGAAGTTTATATAAAAGGGAACAGCAATATACCCAAGTTCTACATAGTCCTCAGCAAAATAGTTCTGCTCCTCAGTGACGGAAACCGAATCAGAGGGCGAGATAAACTTGAAGAAGTGACCCAGTGTCGTCCGTATACGGATATAAGAAACTAGCAATGCTGCGCTTATAGTACTAGCTTTGACCAAAGGATTAGCTACTGCGGCCCTTATTATAGCCCTAATACGGACAGTGGTAAGGTCTGCCCTCACGCAAACTGATCTCGTATCCGGAACTTCAGGACATCATATACAGTTTGTCGCATACCGGAGGAGAAGATTATTTCGATCTCGCCATCATAATCGCCTGGGGTCTGATTGAGGTCTGAAGTCCCCCAAACCACAAAAGCAATACCTTGGGTTGAGGTTGCCCCGGGAATAGTCATAGTTCGGCTAAGCACCACGGTACCCGTAGCCAGGGACTTCAGATGCAGCGTGGCTGTAGCACCGCTCAGGTTGATAGCTGCACCTGTAGCATCGTCAGTCAGAGTAACCTGAATCTGAGGCCCGTTGTCATTTTTAACCAAGCGGATGCGGGTATCGGTTATGCGGGGGTCCATTGGTGCCTCCTACGCGAAAGGCGGGAATCGCATGGCGAGCGTTCCCCGGAACACGCCTAGGTTAGACTGGGCGCGAGCTTCGGTCAGGGTGAATAGGAACTGCTTGGCATGGTAGGTAGCCAAAGCCTTATCTGCCCACTGAACTTGGGGCAGGACAAGTAAGGTCTGCAGAGCATAGTGCAGGATGGGTAATTCATACTCATCAAACACAGCCTCATCCATCTCAAGGGCTGACCGACTGGGCTTTAGTGCGTAGATCATCCGTATGGAATAGGTCTTGCTCGCATCCGGGGCCGGAAGCACTACGTACCGATGAACATCCACCTGCGCCAAAGAACGTGGTTCGGTGCCATTCTCGGCTATGGCCGTGGATGTAGTGGATAGAATTGGCCACTTGGGGTAGAGCTTGGTAGCCGCATCAAGCGTCAGCACTTCTAAGGCGCTATCATTAAGCGTGGCTAATAGCACGGAATGGACAAGTGTATCATCCGGCTTGTTAAAGTTATACTGGTAAACGCCGGGAGTGAGGTTGAAGGATGGCTGTTCATAGCGCCAGACCAAGGCCCGCTCGCAAACCCGTATAGCCGCGTCACGGACGTACTGTACCAGCAAAGGGTAGGGGCACCCCGGAACGCTGGCGCTAACCTTAGCAGACAGGGTTGAGAAGGCTCTGGTCGTCATTGTGGCCTACCTGCTGCCATGGGTGGTGCCGGAGCATTCTCATTATCAATCAAAGCCCGCTGCTGCAGATCAACCCCAAGGGCCTGCACAAACGAATCATAAAAGAGCTTTGCCCGCTGAGAACTTACATGCTCATCATCAATGGAGGAGGCCAACCACACAACACCGTCAATCACGGCGCCGAGGTAGGTTTCCTTGAGGTAGGGGATAGTCTGATTGATGGTGTAGCTGCTTGGTTCCACCACATACTCAGCAGTCGCCGTCAGATTGGCAATAGGACGCGGATACAGGAAAAACTTGGTGGCGTTACGCGGATGCCGGATGAAATTGAACGGAATACCGGATGGGTCTGAAACCCATATGGGATAAGCCCGCTCAAGGATTTCCCGCTCAATTTCGCTGACAGCGTTGAAATTGTCGATGTAGTAAATTTCAACCAGCCTGTGAGCATCACTTGGCAGGTCCTGAATAACGGTATTAGCCGTAAGCGGAATACTGGTGATGTTGGTAAACAGGTCTGGCCGAAATACAACGACGCGTTTAATCACCTGATTCACGTACCCAAGCAGGTCCGTGTCAGAGTAGCGGTACGGAGATTGGGTATCCTGAAGGAGCTTCCGCGCCTCCACGATAACTTCCGCAGGTGTCACGTTGGCAGACCCCTTGAAGCCTCAGCATTGAGAACGTCGTTAGTATAGCCCGGCTCGTCAGGGATGTCATCCGTAAATAAGTTGAGCGGCTCACGCTTTCTACGGCTACGCCTTGCAGCCACAGCTTCGATAGCTGCAGTGGGGATAAACCGCTCTGGGTAAGCCTCCTCCTCAGTCACCTCATACACAGATGGGTTATTGGCCAGGATCGGGTCCCATTCAAAAATCCATCCGTCCTTGCGACCTTTGAGGTATCGGATGCTCATTTCCTAGGCTCCTTACGCTTACCTGATGGGGATACCGGCCAGGATTGCCGAGTAGGTCCGGTCTTACGAGTAGCCATGGTGGATTTCTCTGTGGAAGACATCTTTGTAGCAGCAGCTTTCGGGCGGCAAGCCGGGTAAGCGCGAGACCCTTTCTCAACCCCACTGCGACCGCAAGGCTTCCCGGTCTTCACATCAACCCACTTCTCATCAAACCACTTACCAAGGCCATCCTTAGCCACGCTTTTTGACCCGATTATCCGAGCCTCCCCACGTGCCGCCGCGTTTCTTATACTCCTTAGCAGCCCACGCATTGGCATAAGCACTAGGGTATACATCAAACTTCGACTTGGCCTCAGCCTTCACGCGAGACCAGAGGGCGGGGTTCTTGGGGATCGACGCGGCCATCAGCAGTTCCAGGCCCGAAGGGATTTGTTGATCCGACTGTTTGGATCATTGGCCGTCTTAGCCGAGGTTAGCTTGGCCTTCATACCCTTCATGCGGGCACAGAAACTATCACGACGCGGCCCACCCTCTGGCTGCGGGGCCTTGAGGCCCGGCTTGCCGGGATTGGCGCGGTTGTAGGAAGCACGACCCTTGGCGTTCAAGCCACCCTTCGGGTCCTTACCTTCCTTGCGCTGCCATGCGGGAGTTTTGGCCATTATGCGTTCACCCCTTTGATAACAACGAAGTTGAGCACGGGCGTATCGGGTGAGGTAGCTGAGTTGCTGAAGTTAGACACCGTGATCTTACACGATCCCGCAGCTACCGCTGTTACAGTAACACCATACTGAGCCGAGGTAAGCCCTGACGCGAAGCACACATGCACAACGTCGGTTGCGTCAATATAGCTATTGGTCAGCGTGAACTCATTGGAGCCGTGGCCCGATATCGCAGTAGTAGCAGACAACGTGATCTGGCCGCTGACCTTGTTCAGCGTAACCCCGGTAGTACGGCTTGTAGCCTGTGTGACCGTGCCGCCCGTACCCGACCCGCCGTAGCCAAATGGGGCGGTAACCACCACTTCACCCGTACCGTTAGGGGACAGGGTCAGGTTCTGGTTGGTCGTTATGGTAGATAGAATACCGCCGTTGATACCAACGCCATCAGCAATAACCTTGCCGGTACCTTTAGGAGTCAATGTAATGCTTATATTAGCATCGGTGCCATCGGCAGTGAACGTCGTGCCAACCAGATCAAGGTGCGCAGCGGCATTAACAGTGCTGAATGTGGTGGCATCAATAGTGGTAAACTGGGCCGTTGGAATTACCACCACACCCGTACCGTTAGGCGTCAGAGTGATATTACCGTTTGTATCAGTGGATGAAATTGTGTTGCCGTCGATCTTGATATTATCAACCGAGATTGACCCTGTGCCAATTTTCAATGCGGTTGCGACGCCGGTGCCGCTATAGACAACCTTCTCAGACGCAGCAGGCCCGCCATCCACATGCAGCAGTTGGCTGTAGGTGTCCTTAATCTTATTACCGGTAAGGTTAGTGGGCATGGAAGACTCCTACATAAAAAAGTAGATAGGGGCCGAGGCCCCTATCCATTAGGAGACCGTTGCGCTGAACGGTGTAGCTTCAGAGCCGGTAGCGATAACCGTACCGGTAACACTGAAAAATCCAGCTGCGACATCAACGATGTTGATGCGTTCACCGATCTTCACCGAACCAGTGGTGGTGCGGTTCAGAGTAATGGTGTCGCTTGCAGCCACAGTACCAAAGGTGGTCGCGGTACCATCGGCGTTATCAACCACGGTCAGAGACCCGGAGAGAACGTCGGTAGCGTTAGCAACCTTGACGACGTGGCTGTTACTGGTGGCAAGAGCTTTCGTGACGAACGTGTACACGTTGCCCGTACCAGTAGCTGCGGGGAGGGTAACCGTCGAACCGGTGGCGGTATCCAAAGCGATGATCTTACCGGCATGGGAGGCGGCGGTCACAGTCAAAGTCGAACCGGCGGAAACCGGAACAGCAATGCTGGTAACCGTACCAACCACGAGGCTATCAACCTTCACTTCAATAGCGCGTAGGTTAGACTGCGTAATACCCGTATAGAGAGCCATTTTCTATCTCCTATGAAGGAGTGGGGGCCGAAGCCCCCACCGGATTACGAGCTAGGGATGCTACCCTGATCGGCGCCCATGTCGATCACAGCGAGCTGAATCTTCACACGGGCCGTGTCAACGTTGCTGCTGTTCATGGTCAGCAGCACGTTGGTAGCAGCCGTAGCAAGATAAGCCGCAGTATCGGCATAACCGCCAACAGTACCAACCGTACCATTCAGATCGAAACCGTCGATCCAGAAGTCGGTGGTGCCGCCGCCGACACCAACGTCAATGTTGGCAGCAGCGCCTTCGGCCTTCACCAATGTCGCAGAGCCGTTCAGAACGAACGTACCCTTTGGCAGCGTGAAAAGGACGAGGGTGTCGGTGGAAGCCAAAGCAGCCACACCAGCAGCCGAACGAGCAGCCGCGATCTTGGCAAAGTCAAGATCAATTTCGACTACCGTGAAGCGGTTGGTGTAGGTGGACGGGTAGGCCGTGGAGCCCTTGTTAAAACCATACGAGTCGGTAAATGCGGTCATTTCAAGTGCTCCTTATGCAAAGGTCACAACGGCCTGAGCCAGAGCTTCTGGCTTCACGACCTTGTACCCATAGACCTGAAGGCCACGGATGATATTACCGAAGGTCGTCTCCGAGCGGATCGTTTCCATTTCGGTCATCTGAGACGCAAAGGTAAAGCCCATCTTATGGCCACTGATGATGTTGTACTTCCCGCCAGAATCAACCTTCAGATTGTGGCTGACATACAGCGTGAAGCGATCCACCATACCGAGGCGACCATTGCGGATCACCGAAGTGGTGTCACCGGCAAGCGACGCGTCCTTCAGTTCGGACTTCTTGATCAGGCCAGCCATGCGGGCCGGGATCACCAAGAAGCGACCCGCTTCCGGGGCATTCGCCTCATCAAGCACGGTACCAAGGTCAACGATCAGGTCAATCACTGAAGCCGTGCCACCAGCGCCATCCTTGGTCACGGACAGCGGGGAAGCCGTCGAGCCAAGGTTAAACGCAGAAGACTGAGCACCGGCAGTACTACCTTTGTTACCACTGGCAATATCAGGCAGCACATCGGTCAGCACACGCTGGTCGATCTTGATCTTCATCTGCTCAGAAGCATCCTTGGTCCACATGTCCATGAGCTTCACATCAGACTGCACGCGATCAATATCGTCCTCAACGCAAGCAAAGTATTCACCCTTGTCGATCAAGAGTTGCAACTTCGGCTTGTCGGGGTTTTCCACGACAAGATTCTGACCCTTCACATAATCACGGATCGTGATGTTCGGGATCGTGCGGATGTTAACAGTATCACCTTGACTACGAATTTCACCTTCGTAGTCAGTGTTGGAAATAGCCGCGAGAACCGTGGCATCATAGAAGTTCTCGATCAGCTTGCCGCTCCAAATCTCAGGGATAAAGTTCCCAGAGTAGTTTGGGCGACCCGGTGCGACGGGGAAAGACATGTTGGGTTAACTCCATTCAACCATTTGCGACAATGCGATTTTCCCGCTGTGCAGCGAAAATATCGCGCTCGATTCGGTCGCGTTCGGCTTCCCGACCCCGATAAACTCCTTTCCGTACATTATCAAAGAACTTAGCGATGTCCTGAGATGAGTAGGTCTTGGTGTTGCTAGAAGTAGCAGAAGCGCCACCGCTAGAACGACCCCGACCCGGAGAGACTTGCCTATCAAGTTCGGATGCCTGCGCAGCCCGAGTTGGTTGAGCAACAGATTGACCGCTGATTACCTGCCAAGTGGAGAAGATACTGGCCACACGATGAACATCAAGACTACGCTGAGCATCCTCAAGGTAGGTCTGACGGGTCAGCCCCGTCAGTGGGTCAACCTCAAGCAACCAGTTGTGGAAATTTTGGTTTGCATTGGTATCCCTCCAACGAGGGACTGCAGCCGTAAGGTCCGACCAAAAGGTTTGCTCAGCCGTTGCAGCTTGCCTTTGAGCCACTTGCTCAACACGAGGTAGAACGCTGGTCTGCATCTGACGAACCATATGCTCCAACTCGGCAATCCGACGGCTGGCCGTCGAAACTTCCTCTTTGGTCACACGACGCATGACCTCAATGGAATCACCGTACTCCTCAACATCCTTGTCAGTTACCAACCGCTCTGCTGCCGAAGCAGCAGTCATAGGCATGGGCTGACTAGAAAGGCTAGACAACAACTGCTCAAGTTGCGAAAGCCTAGTATTTAACTGCTGATTATCCGCCCTAAGACGGCCCGTATCGGCGTTATACATACCCTGAAGGGTACGATACCGCTGTTCAAAGGCTAGCTCAGCAGCGTCTCCCGTGGTATCCGAACGTCGTTGCTCGTTCGACGCGGATTCAGGTGCATTATTCTCGGCACTGTCGGCTTGCGTATGCTGTACTTCAGGCGCACCCGCAGCTCCTACCGTTTCGGTAGCCGCAGCGTCGGTGTTACCTTCTTCATACATCTTGGAAATAGCCTCAGACTGACGACGAACCTGCTCAGGAATGGTCACTAGAACGCTCCTCTCGGTGTGCGTGGCTGAACGGTCAGCTACCCCTAACGGGATTTTGCCGCCAATTCGGGGGAATTCTGCAATATTTTGCACAGCTCTGTCAACACCTGACATCTACCCTGGGCAACGCCCACGGCTGGCTGGGTCACATTTGGCAACTGCTCAAGCTCACGCACCCGCCACTCCTGCAACCACTCCATAAAGGGCGGGTGCTGGCGGGATATAGAAGCTAGAACCTTTACAACGTCCGGTGAGGGCCTAATCAACCTGCAGTACCTGTGTTTTGATTGCGTACTACCGCAGCCCCAGCACCGCCAGCCGGATTACCGGCCTGATCAAGCGTCTTTGGGGCCGCACCACCCTGTTGAGCCGAAGCGGGCGGCTGCGCCTGCTGAGCAAGGGCCTGTATACGGGCTTGATAATCCAGTCGCTCACGAGAGGGCACAATGTCCTCAGCGGGCATCTGAAGCCCCTTAGCCACTTCGCGTAGGATGGCCGCACGCCCGTCAACTCCAATAATCTGCATATCGAATTCGTTGGCAGTAGCATTGAGGAACTCAACACGACGAAGGTTGACCGTCTCACGAACCGCAAGGTTAATAGCACCACGCGGTATACTTTGCGCGTCACCCTTGATAGACTCATCCGGGTCATAACGCATGTTATAAACAAACTGTCGCTGCACAATCGGCTTGGTCACATTTGTGTCAATGTGCATAACCACCTGCCGAATGCTCTTACCAGCGGAACCCATCAACATGGACAGGCCAGAGGCCGTACGACCAGCGCCCTGCACGTTGGTATCACCATAGATGTAGGCCGGGATGCCAGAGTGATCGTCAGCCAGTCGGCTGAACCGCTCATAAACCCCCATCAGGGTAGCTGCATTGTCATTGGGCTGGTTGAACCGCACCGCCGGGGCAGAAGACCCCAGTGGATCATTCAGCGTCTGCCAAATCTTCCATGGGTGAATCTGTGTAATATCTTCGTTTGGCGGGATACGCTCAAGGTTTACCTCGACCTGCGGGCCAGAGGCAATGCTCATGTTATTCACCAAGGCACGGGCTGCGGCATTGCAGATATTCTGCAAATCCTCAATGATCTCGGGGATTCCCCGACCCCAGAACGCGCCGGGCATCTTGATAAACGAAGTCTTTACATAAGGCTTTTCGCCCAGCGGGTCATAGTTCAAGATGGCCTTGATGACATAGTTGCCTACGAGCCATGCGTTGGCGTCGTATTCCTTCGCCTCATCAGGCACCTCAGAAGCATCCATACCCCACTCACGGAGCATCTTGCCGCTGACCTTACCCCAGAACTCAAGAGCATCGAACATGTCGGTGGGGCGCATCTCGGTATGGTATTTGCGCTCCTCCTCCTCACGCTGCATCTCAGTCGGCTCAGACACCCAAGTCTGACCCGGCCCTTCATCAAGCACCTTGCGAATCGCCTGATCATCGTACCCGGGAACACCGATAAGATCAGCCAATGCCGACCGACTTAACCTATGGTACTCAAAGATATACCCATCATTGATCCGAGTGATACCCGGCTCGGGGTAGATGTTGAACGGGCTTACCCGCTCAAACTCCGGCGCAAGCCGCTCAGCGGCTTCTACAATAGTCGCGCCCCCGGGACCCTTGGTCCAACCCAGATGACGCTGGCGGCGCACAATAGGCCCCTTAATGAAGGCGCAGGGGAAAGTAACCAGATCGGTCAGAAACTCGTTGAACGCATCTGCCCAACCGCCCTGCAGGAACTGGTCATCAATCTTAATCTTCATCCTATCGACCCGGGCTTGAGCCGCTTGCAGGACTTTGAACCGGTAATCTTGGGAGATCATCTCCCGAAGTTCCAGCATCTGCGTTTTGTTTGGTGCCTGACCGGACGACTGGATAATATCCATGACCTGCTCAGCAAAGGCGGTCTGAACCTCCTCTGCCTGTTCGGGGGACAGGTCAGGGATCGGCGTGGGTTGTAGGTCCCAGGGTGGCGAGCCGGTATCCAGAAGAATATCGCGCAACCAACTTTCTGCCGCACGGCACTTAACTTCCGTCAGCATCATATAAGCCTCAGACCCGCCCTGAACGCGAATCGCCTGAAGTTTATCTGCCTCATACTCCCCATTGCGCTGGCGGAGAGCCTTAAGCATCACATCGTTAATCGGGTCCTTGGAAATACGCGCAGCATCCCAACATGTCTTGAGATACGCTGACAAACCTATGATGAGCTCGCTATTCTGCCGAGTCTGTAGCTCAGCATCCACACGTTCACGTTCAGCGCGCTCTATCTCGCTGTTGCTGACAACACGGAGTATGGATAACCCTGGCATCTAGCGATTAAGCCTGTGCATTACCGCGAAGAACAAGATAGATATCAACTGCATTGGCCGAACCGCTAGCAATGGCTGGGCGAAAATAGACAGCAGCCGAGCTGAAGTTGAAGATTGCAGCCGCAGTCGCGCTAACCGTTGTAGCGCCCGTGTCCTTCATATCGAAGTACGTGGTGTTATCATTCGACACCTGCAACTTCACCGTAGCACCGCCAAACGTACCGGCGAACTGCACCGCAGCATCAAGCCCTAGGCGAGCACTAACAGCATATGGATTGAGCGTGTCACCAGTGGCGACATTCTCCCACAGAATATATGGAATGCCTTCAGCAGTACGACTAAGGACCGGGGAAACAGTAGCCATAATTAACCCCTTTTACGGCGCGGTTCAGTTAAACCTAGCGACCTTTACCCAACGATGCAAGAGATAAAAAACCCCCCTATAGAGGCAGCTACAGGGGGGCTAGTTTCGGGGAGGAATGAACAAACGAAGCGCCCTTGGACTAAGGACACAAGATATAGTATCAAGTCCAGCCAGCAGACGCAATAGCTTTGATTGGCCTTTTTAGATGAGCCACTGACCCTTCGTTGGCGTTAGCAATATGGAGCATCAGGTACTGGAGGGCTTCAGCCACGTGGCTGTGTTTGTTCTTATTGATGTCGCCATCCCCCCTGGGCTTATACCTATACCCCCCCATCATAGCCGCTTTAAGCCGAGTGCACCTGGGATCAACTAAGAAGGCTGGGTCTCCGTCCACCTGCCGCATGAGGAAGTCATCCACTGCGTTGATCCGCGCCGAGACATTGTTCGTCCGGGCAGATATGACCCGCATCCCCTCAGCCTTGATGATGTCCACCGCACTGCGCTCGTCGGTCTGCGCCCTCTGCACCCCCGCCGGGTCGGTCACCACGAGGATCGGCGCCCCCGGGAACCGCTCGAATATAAGGGGTTTGAGCACCGTGCGTACGAACCGCTGTATCCCCATGTCAAAGCTGACCGCCTCATCCAGTATAAGCGCCCTGCCCCGTGGGTCCTGCTGCCCGATGACAGCCGCAGGCGTCAGCCCCAGGTCCATGCCTACCACGATAGGCCGCACCCCGTTGGTGATGTAGCGCAGCGGCGTACGAGCCATGTGGTAGTCCGTCCTGAAGTACTTATACACAGGCATCCCTGCCGAGGAGAGGCCGTACTCCCCGTCAATATAGACCCGGATATATTCCTCAGACCGCCCCTGGACATCGTAATACCCATCCGGCAAGTTCTCTACATTCTCAGCCTGCGGGCTGCGCCCACTAGGCTGTTTAAACACCGCCCAGCCATTATCGTTAGGTGATACCCCGTCTACCGAGCTAAGCCCTTCCATCTGGTAGTACCACCACGAATCCATCACCGGCGGGTTGGTATCCCCCCACATCCCAAACCAAGTCGGCCCACCGTCCTTGGCGCTTGGGAACCGGCCAATACGCTTCGACATAGCGTCAACAATATCCGGGTGAATGTCCCGACACTCATTGAACCATGCGAAGGTCAACTCAAGAGAGTTTAGGTTAGCCACATCGTCGGCATCATCCAACGCCCGGAACATGACCTCACACTCAACATCCCCTACCTTGAAGAAGTAGGTCTTGGTGGTTCGCATGTACTCCCCGCACTGACCCGGCGGGAACCAGTCAAGGAAGGTCTTGATCGTGGTATCCTGAAGCTGCCTTGCCGTCTCACGGACGATGGCTGCTCTGGTCCTTCTGCGCCCGTTCTGATCCGGCTGCTGCATCGTTGCCCGGCGCACGATCTCGAAAGAGGATACCACGGACTTGCCAGAACCAACCGGTCCCATAAGGACGCGCATACGAGCGTCCGAGGCCATGAACCGTTTCCCGGAGGGCGGTGGGGTGTAGTCTATTTCTAGTGCCATGGGTCTGGTCAGTGCGGCAAACGCCGCCCCTCCTCGTAATCTTCGCGGCCATCTGCGCTATTATGGATGAATACCTCGTAACCAGTGTCAAACTCTGGCTTACACCAGCACGAACCCTCATCATCAATAACGTGATCTTTGAGATCATTGCACGGTACGCAGTGGAATAGATAGCCATCGGTGTTATCCTCGGTCATGGGTGTTATCCTCGGTCATGGGTGGCTGCTCAGCAGCTTAATCACATACCGCAACCCATCGCGCTTGGTTTTTGTGATTTGTGTCATGTAAGACACCCCCCGAGACGCTAGTTCCTGCTCAAACCGCTTGGCTTGCTGTGGATCAGTGGTCTCAAGGGTGCCCTCACCGGCACGCAGGAAGGATTCACTCCGCGAATTCAGGTTCACTGGTCTCAGACTCCACTACTGTAGCCTGACCAAGCTCCTGACCGCCCAAATTGATGGTGATTCGGACCCCACCGGTGCCATTTTCGGCGCTGACATCGCCTTTTGGCTCCAATCCGGCCCACTTTACCGTGGATTTGATGAGATCAGCCTTCACTGCAGCACTCACATCGGGGCTATGGATCAATACCCACGATGTTTTCAGCAATTCTTCGGCCTGTGTACGTGCTTTTAGGCGGAATGTGACGCCCTTATCCCTGATCTCATCACGGAACTTACCAACCTGACGCAAGAAAACAGGGTCTTTGTTGAATACCAGTAGGGTTGAGACGTTAATCTGGTGCCGTTCCAGTATCTCGGCCACGTCTTCGCCACTACCCTCAAGCCGCAGAGCGACATCGAATGCCAATCTCTCGGTCCATCGGGTGGGTTCGTGGGGCATCAACTGCATAAGGTAAGATATTTGGGCGGCTGGGTGGGTGTCAAGCGGCTTTTGGTTGTTACCCTAAACTTAACACGTTGGTTTTTAGGGCTGTGTAATTTTTCGGGTAGGGCATAACTTAACACCTTGATTTTTTGGGTTGTAGTTTGGGAGGTTTAGAACACAGCGGGGGGGCCTAAAAAACGCTGTCCATGTGGCCCCCCACCCCTGTCCTGGGCGCCTCGTCGCACCAAGCAAGGCGCCGCAAAAAACCTCGGCGGCAAGCGGGATTTGACAAACCCGGTCAAATATGTCTTAATAATGGGGTCAAGGCAATCACGCTGCGACGCTGATCTTTCTCAAGGGAATATGAATTATGGCAAACTTTGAAGGCAATGTGTCTTGGGCGCAGCATTCAGATGGCGGCTATCAAATGGTAGTCCGTGCGGCAGGAAACTGGAACGCGGACAACGTCCCGGAAATGCTCAAGGCGCTGGCTTCAAAACTAAAGCCAGAAACGATGATCAAATCATATGCTTTCTGGCTCGATGTCGGCCTGCCGGACTCACCTCCGAAGGATATGCAATTCAAGGAATTGCTGGCCTATACAAAACTGGCCGACAAAGTCGAATTGGTTGCTTGCCGAGTAAAAACTAAATCTGGGCGCACATTCATGGCTCCCAAGCTCAAAATCACCAAAGGTGGCAAGAGCGGCGGCAAGGGAACCATTACCAACTTCATCTGAGACTAGGGCGGGGCGCAAGCCCCGCCTCCCTCTCCCACAAAGGAATGGACAAATGAAAGACGTACTCGAAATCTGCGGCATGATCATTATGGCTGCATTCCTGGCAGGCGTATTCTGGATGCTCTTGGTGATCACGCCATGATCGACCTGATCGAATTGATCCTTGAGGTTGGCAGCGAATTGCTGCCAATCCTCGCTCCTCTAATCTGGGCACTAGCAGAGCTACTGACATGAGCAAAGCATA